CTGTGCAAGGGCAAAAAGCTCTACGACAAGCGCGCAGATGCCGCCAAGCGCGATGCCAAGCGCTCCATCGACCGGGCCGTTAAATCCAACGGCGTTTACTATTGATTTCAGGCAGCATTCCTGCCCGGAAACTTCAAAGCTTACCCACACCGCAAGGTGTGTTTTATGGGGGCGTAAAGGTTTCGACGGGGGGAGCGAGGTCTGGGCAGCGGGTAGCAGCGGGGGAACTGCTCTATAACTCCTCCAAAAAAATTAACTGACAACAATAATTATCAGTTGCTCGCAGCCTGAGTGCTGCGCGTTCCGCCCACTCTTGTGTCGTGTGGGGCCGGGGCGTCCTTTAGACACAGCACCTGAACGGACCTAAGCTTTGCGGACCGGCAGGAACTCATGAAGCTACCAATGCGTTAGCCTGGCGACCGGCGTGACGCGGAGGGAATGTTGTTGATCGCCTGCACCCGGAGACACCTACGCTGAACTCTTTTCGGACATGGGTTCGACTCCCATCGCCTCCACCAAATGTGAATCAGGCGAACCCCCCACGATCTACTTCGTGGGTGCGTTCTTCGTCCTGACCATGCCGCTCCCTGAGCGGTAAGAAATAGGCACTCGGCCTTGATAGCCGGGTGCCTATTTCTTTTTGCCCTGCTGACAATATAAACAACATAGTGCGGTCAATAATTGTGCAGTATACATCTTGATAACCATGCGTGTGTATGGTAATATATAGACACAGTAAAGGAAAGGTGGACAACAAAATGAAAATGATTAAGGTCGAGGAACTGCACAAGGAAGCCAACGGCAACAGCTACGCTCGCAGCACCTACATGGTCGGTCGTTATGAGGTTTGCATAGACGATGCCGCCTACGCAGACGGTCGCACCCGCCGCTCCATCTCCGTCACCGAGCCGTATGAGAGCGGCTGCTATCTCCCGAAGATCTACTACAACGAGGACGTGTTCGGCGAGAAAGCCCCGGACTTCTCCATCCAGACCACTTCCTATGGTGCGCTGAATTCCGAAGAGTTTCAGAAGTTCATCGCGGATCAGAGCGAGGCTCTGGAAGTCGTCGAAACCCTGAAAAAAGAGCTGCTGTAACAAGCACCCCGCCCCGAAAAGGCGGGGTTTATTTTTTGACAAAAAGACCATATACACGCCAGTATCTTTGTGCAGTCTAGCTCTTGTTTACCATGCGCGTGTATGGTAATATACAGACACAATAAAGGACGGGGGTAAATCAAAAATGACCGCTAAATACTTCGCAAACTCTGCAAAATATCAGATCACGCTGAACCGCAAAGAGGCCGAGGCTCTCGCCTACTATGGCAGCTCCTACGACTACCTGATCACCGCTCTGAAGCTGTGGAGCGATGAGTCCGCTGAGTTGAAGATCTTCGTCGATAACAAATTCACCGTCATGGCCGACCTGAACCGGGCACTGGCCGCCAGCAAGAATTAAGGAGGGCACCGTAATGAAGAACGTTCTGGTTGATATGCTGAAGGCTCAGGGCTTCACCGCCGCACAGTCCATGGAGTTCACTTGTGAACACACGCTGCTCTCCAAAAAGTACGAGAAGCAGGTGCAGACCTGCTGGTACGGAGAGCAGACCTCTACGCTGGAGGTCAAGTTGTTCGTCAATCTGGAGGCCGGGGTCTGCCGGGTGTGGTTCTACTCGGACGGTCGGCGGGATGCCTACAAGGAGCGGTGGTACTCCACTCTCGGCAAGCGCACCTATAATGCCATCGCCGAGACCGTCAAAAACGCAGGGTTTGAGATCTGAATAACGAAAAGGCCCCCGGCAGAACGCCGGGGGTTTTCTTATTCCTCTTGTTTCTTCTCTCCGGCCTCCGGCTCGATCAGGTCCTCGATCTGGCAGCCGAGAACCTTTGCCAGCTTGAGCAACTGGTAAACGTCACGGGGCACCCGGAGGCGGCGGCACCATGACTCAATGGTTCGAAGCGGCACCCCGCTCTGCTTGGACAGGTCGGATCTGGTCATGCCCTTTTCGATCAGCTTTTTGTCGATGGGGGTCATGTTCTCGGTCATCGTCAGTTTTCTCATGCGGTGATCACTCCCTTTCAGCGTCTATTATACTGCGTGTGTATGGCTTTGTCAATTTGACGAAATAACCATACATACGCATTGTTATTTGTGCAGTATACATCTTGATAACCATACGCGCGTATGGTAATATATAATCACAGAAAGGAAGGTAAACAAAATGAAGGAATACAAAGGTCAGCGCATCGAGAACCTGTACGCATTTCTAAAGGGAACCAAGGAGGACGAGATCATCGTTCGGACCACTCGTGTGGCTGGCGGCTGGCACGATAACGAGTTCGACGCAAAGGCTGCGGGGTTTATGATCTCCCGCTTCACCAATAAGGAGATGGAGGCTCGGCATGAATTTTCTGAATGCTACCGCCTCACTCGTAAATAAAGGAGGACCGAATTATGAAACGCTATAAGGTGTACGTCTACAACACGGTTGATAAGTTCTGGGACTGCTACGAGGTCCTTGCCGAGGACCCGGTGGATGCCCGGAACGTGGCAGTGCAGCGGTTGATCGATGAGACCGGGCACGGTCTGGATGTCTACGAAGTGACCGACGTGTGTGAGATCAAAGACTGAGGAGGACTGAACAATGAAAGAGACCATCACCTCTAAAGAGCTGGAAGAGGCAATGAACGCTGTTTTGAAGCAGGCCCGCAAGATGGAGAATTCCGATGATATGCAGGAGCATTTCTACGGCTTCGGGATGGAAAGTGCGTTGACCTCTCTTGCAATCTATCTCAACGCGTAACCCGCCTGATGATGGCCCCCGGTAAGGGCCGAAACCTCCCGGCAGCCAGCCGGGAAGGTCGCGGGAACCACCTGCATATCGTGAACGAAATTTTAGGAGGACTTAGAAATGTCTACTGTTTCCAACGCCATCATTGCCAGCTACAGCTCTTTTAACCAGCGTCGGTATGGCACCCCTTGGGTCTGCACCATGACCCCTGCCGGGAAATACGACTTTTCGCAGCAGGTCGGCACCTACACCGGGGATGGTTATCAGGGCGAGGCCGGTGACCTTGTGGTTACGGAGCCTGTCGAGGGTCAGGTCTACGGTTACGGCCAGAAGGACTACCGTGGCAGCAACACCGAGAAGAAATTCGCAAAGTGGACCGGCGAGAAGTTCGTTCCCTGCGACAAGATCGGTCGGGTAAAGGAGGGCTGAACCGTGAAGCTGCTGGATCTGCTGAACGTGATCGAGGACGACACCCCGATCTGGATCTGCTCCGATCACCCGGTTCCGTGCGACCGGGATGGGCTGTTCTTCGGGCCGGTGCAGTTCGCTGCGGAGAACGATGCCAAGTGGGAGGGATACCGTGTGGTACTGACTTACCCGGAGCCGTATGAGGCCCTCGGCGGGGCTGCTGGTATCTCGATCGTCGTTGTGAAGGAGGAATGAGTGTGGAACATATGAACTTCAGGGTCGAATCCCCGGAGAACTTTGTAAAGATGGCTTGCACGATTCTTTTCGGGAAAAGAGAGGAACTGAACGATTATGCTACGGTTTGGCATGACGTGTTCGAGGGTAACGCCGGAGATCAGCGTTTCCGGCAGTTCATGGAAGAACTTTTCCCGGATGGCTGCACCATCGGGGAAAAGGAACAGCCACAGTTGACGGATCGCGCAATTCGCTACCTGAAAACGGAGACCATCTGCCTCGACATAAAGGCGGGGCATGATATGGCTCAGGCTGTCTTTTGGGTGTATTTCATCCCGGAACATAAAGTCTACGAGTGCGATTATGGCGGCCATGAAGATAAGGGCATCGAGATCCTTACAAATTTCTTCGGGGCCGCCATAATGAAGTACACGGTGAGCGTTCTGGAAAAATTTATACAAGGATCATTCCGAATTAAATCCACACAAACGTCTGTCGGGTCGATTGCTGCCGATGCCGAATTTATCCAGATGGCGGTATACGGAAGAAGTAAGCCGAGGGGGTCTGCATCGTGAAATTCTACCACGCTACCACAAAGGAGGCTGCGGCAAGCATCCAAAAGGACGGCGTTCTGAAAGCCGGGCCTTTCGGGGAGGTGTTCCTCTGCCGCTCCCCGCTGGATGCTTGCAAGTTCCTAATCATCCGGGGAGTGCTTCAGGTTTCAGTGTTCGAGGTCAATCTGAAGCGCAGCGAGGTGACTGAGAGCCACGACCATTCCGAGGGGTTCTTCCAGTGCAAGGCATACACGCACGACGGCGACATTGCCGTTTCAGATCGGGTGCCTGTTCGCACCTATGACTTTCAAAATCTTGTAAGGGGGTACAAATTATGAAAATGGTGAACGCAAAGGGCGAGGCTGTCTATTTCAACCGGGCGTGGAAGCACGGGAAGGAGACGTGGGTTGTTCAGGGCATCGGCGAAACGCTTGTGATCGGGCGTGACCGCCAGAAGCGCAGGAGCCGTACATTCACCCAGCTGCCGCAGGCTGAGAAGTACCTTGCTCGTATGGGCTTCAAAGCCGCCCCTTGAGTCTTGATTTTTCCAACGGAAAAAACACCCCCCGGAGAAGCGTGTAAACTCTCCGGGGGTGTAACTTTATTCTGAATACACAAAACGCCACGCAGGGGCTTTCTGTGCGGGTGCAGAAAAGGGCAGGTGCTTTTGTGCATCTGCCCTTTGTTTTGCGTGTGGTTTTACTCGCTGCAGATCCACTCTGCGTAGCGGAGATTGAGCCACCCGGCTCCGCTCTTGAGTCTGCCGTAGCTGCCCTGCACCTCGGTGATGGTGAAGATGTTCG